GAAATAACCTATCCTTTCCTTTGGGGACTTCTCGGTATATGAACTGTTTTTTTTCTAATTCTTGAAGAAGATTTAAAATTTGCTGTTTGGATAATCCTAATTCATCGGCTAATGTTTGCTGGGAAGGATAGCAATAGCCATTTTCTCCTGCGTATTGCGCTAATCTTGCCCATAAAAGTTTAGCACTCGAAGATAATTCTCGGTATTGTAATAAGCAATTAGGGATGAAACTACCTACAAAGTTTTTGTAAGGATTAAAGAATTTCATAGCTCATTCTCCTTCTTTGTTTTAAATAAAAGCCCTTACGGACACGGAGGCGCAGTTATTAGGTGGGAACCGTAAGGGCTTTTTATTATTTTAATTTTTTGATATTTCCTCATAATTGCGCCTCCGTTTTTCTTCAACTTTACCAATCTTTTCCTAATAGTCAAGGGGAAAAATTCATTTTGTATTTATAGCAAAGTAGGTTGAATACAAGCGTTGGGTGAAATCCAGACGCTTTCTATGCGTGGTTGCATTTCCATACCTGAACCTTTGCCTAAAATTTTAGTATATCGTGTTCTACCTGCTGCGTGACAGGCTGTTTTATAATCTTTTCTTATCCATCCGGCATCTTCAAGCGGTTTATAAATAGGATGTTGATACCCAGAAAGAAGTGCTTTACCTTTAATTTGCAAGAGTAAATCAACAAGATATTTATGATCTTCTATACTCATTTCGCATTTGTAATATTTTTCATTATTGCGTGTTTCTGATATATAAGGTGGGTCACAATAGAATAGTGTTTCTGATGTATCATAAATAGGAATTAATTCCCGGAAATCTTTATGCTCAATTTGCACTCGCATTATCCGTTGATGAATTTCTGGTAATTCTTCAATTATACTTAGATATTGGGAGCAGGTACCCGCCATATTACGATTGCTTCTGGTAATTATAAAATTCCAACCACCCCCAAATCTTCCACTAAAACTCATTCTTGCTACTATAAACCACCGATAAGCGCGCTCTATATCATTTTCACATTCCTTCCAGGTTTCACGGTAAAAATAATACTCTTCCCTGCTATAAGGGGTAAGAGATACTAATCGATGGAATTCCTTAAATTTTTCTTGATCACGCAGAACACGGAAAAAATTAACTAATCCGCTATCTAAATCATTATATATTTCAATTGGAGATGGTTTTTTGGCAAAAAGCAAGCTTCCTCCTCCCCCAAATACCTCTACATAGATTTTGTGTGAAGGTATTAATTTTAGTAGTTTTTTAACCATATTTCCTTTACCACCGAACCAGATAATAGGAGATCGCATTTTTACCTTTTTTCACATTGCCATTTTCCAACTAACTGGCAGGCTTCTTTAAGCAAAGGTGGCATTTCATTTATTCTATATTCAACTTTTCCATTCTTGTTGCGCTGTTTAAGGTATCCTTGTTTAACTAATTCTTCAAGAATATTAGCAAGTTGTCTATCTTCAAGTATATCGGTAGATGTATATTCTTCTAATTCTTTGAGTGTGACTTTATCTTTTGGAAGGTCAAGAATGTATGAATATAATCCTTTTGCACTCCAGGAAAGAGTGCAATCTTTCAGGCAAAAATGTGATAATAGTAATTTTTTATGAATGTTGTTCATAGGTTATCTTTCTCGTTTTAAATTTTAGTAAGTTATTGAATTTTAATATACTTTTCTATAATTTTTATTTCCTTGGAAAGCTGGTTAATTGGGACAAGTCTTCCAGTGGTTTTATTTATTGTATCAATATTTTGAAATAAAGGATATTTCTCTCTATTTTTGATAAACCATTCTCTTAATGGAATGAAAGGAATAATATAAGCCTTACATTCATTTTCATTTATCCAGAAACAATAAAAAATATAATCGGGCCAACCATTTTCTTTTAAAATCCATCCTAAAGTCTTTTTATCGGGACAACTTTCTTCTTCAAGAAAAAAACAATTAAGCTGTTGTTTTCTTGGTCTTATATGTTTTGTATCTATGGTAATATCTTTGTCGTCATTTTGAGATTGTAATATAACATCGATTCCGAGGGTCTTTTGCAATAAGCTGGACCCAGCAAAAATAAAACGCCCTTCATAGCTAATTTGCTTCCAAAATTTTTTTAATTTTCTATCACATTTTCTTGACCATTCGTCGTCAATTAAAAATTTCCCCATACATTCCAACCTTCTCTTTTCTTTCTGCCAAATATTTCTAAATAAGCTGGATATGAAGCTTTTTCAATTAATTGGTATGAATATTCTGGTTTCTCAGAATGCTTTCCACGGGGGGCTTCAAAATGAGTTTCAATATCTTTTGTTCTTGTAGATAATTTCCCCTTAACAAAAAATAAAAGTTGTTCTGTGCTGTTTCTAAAATAAGAACCCATACCTATTGATGGTTTGACCCAGGTAATTAAGGTTTTATAAGAAAAACCCCAATAAGAACCAAGTTCCAAAGCGAGTGGAATATTATTATTTGTGCTCCAAATATAAAGATGGCAATTTTCTTCCGCATATTTCTCTATATGCATTTTTTTCAGTTCTTCTAAATCCATTGTTGCATATTCAGGCTTTGCCCTGCCGTCGAGATTAAGTTCATAATCCCAGGGTGGATCAATTAAAATTGTTTTATATTTTCCTTCAATTACCGGAAATTTTTTATTTTTAATTTTCTCTTCATCTTTTTTTCTTTTATATTTCTTGATAATTACATTTCCCTTCCTCTCTTTTGCTAATTCCGGATACTCTTCAATGGCAGTGGCTATTTGGATGGCTTTGCTTACTGCCGGTTGAGAGATATTCAGGTTTTTGGCGGTTTGCTCTTGAGTCCAACCTTCCGATTTATTACACTGTGGTAAATCGGTAAATTGTTTTAAGGTCTCTATGTTTCCTTTTGGTTTTGATCCTTTTAGCCTCCTCATCATCTCATCATATTCCTTGATCGCCGCCGCTAACTCCGGATCGCTCAGGTTTTTCCTTTGGATATTCTCAATCAGTGCAACCCGGAAATCGAAAAGCTCATCTTCACTTTCAAGCACTCGGACCGGAACGGTTTTGAAACCAAGTTCTTTTAGAGCTTGAAAGCGCCTTCTACCTGCAAGTAAGCGATAATTCTGGTTAATTGTAAGTGGATTAATGAGACCAACTTCCTTGATAGAATTCTTTAACTCTTCAATATTTCCGTGTTCTCTTCTTGGTGCGGTGTCTTTTATTTTTTCAATTTCTATCTCCATAAATTACCTCCAAAAAGCCAGTAAAAACCCTTGCGATAAGGTAGTGCGAGCCTTTGGTGGGTTTTTCCGCAAGGGCTTTACTGGCTAAACTATCTAATTTTCTTTGGAATTTTTGCATACTCGCACCACCTTTGTTTGTTTTTCTTACCATTTTATCAAGCTTTTTCCTTAAGTCAAACAAAAAAAATACCAAAAAAAATAAAAAGCCTTCCCATAGCTGGGAAACTATGGAAAGGCTTCCGCAAAGGAGGAAGTTATGAGAGGAGGGTAGTTTTATCTTAACAAACCTTATTCAAAAAATCAAGTTGTAAAAAAGGTGATAAAAAATGCAATTTTTATACCAAAAAATACTTGACAAATATATTTTTTTATGTCTAAGTGATATTAAGAATAATTATCATTCTTATAGGTGATAAAATTGGTTTATATCATTAAAGATTTAAAAAAGAAAAGAATTCAGACAAGGGCGGTAGAGGAAATTATCGAAAGAAATACCCGGAGTTATGACGATATTGTCAGGAAAAGCCGGGAAAAAGAAAAACTTTTAAAAGAAGCGGGGCTTGAAATGTTAAAGAAGATTGAAGTTAGAAACCCTACTGACTTAGATGTAGCAGGAAGAATAGTAGGGGAAGAGGTAGCAAAGGAAATTAGCGAAATGGCAAAGGCTAAAAAAGATAATTGTATCGATATTCAAATTAATCCTAAAAATTATCAAGATGTGAAAATTGGAGGCTATAGAAAGATTTGAGAAATAAAAAACAAAAAATCACTGAAAATAAAAATGGATTTCCTTATTCTGACCAGGAAATTCTTGACTTCAGGGATGGTTGCCTTTCCAATATTGAATTGAGACAGGAAAGATATAAGGAATTAAGGAATATTCTTTTTAATAACGAAATAAAGAACCACATCTTTAAAACTCTCGAAGATATTGTTAGTCTAATTTACCTTCCTGATAATATCATCTTTGATATAGTCCCTAATCCTGAATACACAATTGATGATAATACGCAAAAACTACTCGATAAACTTGGACGGGTTTTAAGCGAAAAGTTTATTTATGATTGCCTTGATATAGAATTCTATGAGTGGCTATTCTGGAGTTTTGTTTATGGCTCATATATTGTTAAGACGATATTTGATGGCAGAAAGATAAACTTTAAGCCAGTTTGTCCTTACGATTTTGCAGTATATTACGAGGATAATCCAAATTTAGATAAAGACCAAGTATTTTGTCATATTGCAAGAATTCCACTTCACTTAGCAAGAAAAAAATATCCTAATATAGAGTTAAGGATAACCCCACCACCATCAAGAACTGAGTCTTTTCTTGATATAGTTATAAGTCAGAATCAGCAAACTAAAACTTTTACTGCAACTCCAATTAAAAGGGAAATTGTCGAAACACTTGAGCCTAAAAAAATAGGTGAATATGCGGAGATTTATGAACTATGGATGTATGACTACGATAAAAAAGACTGGTATATGGCACAAATTATAGGTGACCAGATTGCCATTAAATCAGTTAATCCTTTTATTCCTGGTGAACATCCATTTATCAAATTTACTCCTAATCCAATAGAAGGCTACTTTTGGGGCTTAAGTGAACTTCACTTTCTCACGAACCTTTATTTGAAAATTAAGGCTCAGGTTGAAAAACTGGATCATATCGAAAATATGTTAACCAGACCACCACTTATCGTTTATGGACTTCAAGGACAAGTTGCAAGTAACGAAATGCAAGGAAAGCTTCAGACACCCGGTGAAGTTATAGAAATTTTTGATCCTACTGCTAAATTTGATTTTTATTTACCAAAATTAGAACCTGCACTTGTTTTTGAGATGATTAAATACTATGAGGAGTCCTTTAAGGAACAATCAGGAATAATCGGAGTTTTTACTGGAAAGCCGATGGCAAATGTTAGAAGTGCATCTTACGCAAGTATTTTAGCTCAGTTTGCTTCTACTGTTTTAAAGAAAAAGGCACTTAGGACAGAGGCTTTCTTAGAAGAAGTAATGACTACTTATGCTAATTGCATAGTAAATTCTCGGATTGAATATAAAGAACTTCTAAATATACCATTCCGGGTTGATGTATTTGCTCATACTTCTTCACCGATAACTGCACTTGCTTATCAAGAAATGGTAATGGCACTTGCCGAAAATAATATCATACCACCGGATGTTGTAATTGATATGTTACCACTACCAAAGAAGGAAAAGATAAAGAAGTTTATGGCTACAAAAGCTTTGCAGGAAATGCAAAAGGAGGTTTCACGTGAAACCCCGAAGGGCTCGGAGAACGAATAGAGGAGCAGTGAAAAGAAATAAGCGAGACTTTAGGAGATATTATCGAAGATTGCAAAGAGCAAAAACACTCCGGTAAGGAGTAGTTTGCTATTAAATTTAATCCACTTTTTAGTGGAAGAAAGGAGAAAAAGCAATGGCACGAAGAAAAGGTCGGAAAACTAAAAGAGCGAAAAAGTAATAACTAATCTAAAAAAAAGAAAGCGAGGTGAAAAACTATGGCACGAAGAGGACGCAAAGTTAAAAGGGTTCGCCGGATTCATCGTAAGTAACTAATAGCCTACCTTGCCGGAGTGTTTTGATTAACTTTTTTTAAAGGAGGTAAAAATGCCAAGTATTTTAGAACAATTAGGAATTGATACAAGCTTAACTCCGCCAGCAGGAGGAGCACCAGGTATTACACCGGAAGGGCAAACTGTGGGAGCAGCACCAGTAGCAGAAGCAAATGCATCTGCTAATTTAGGATCTTCAAAGGAAATTGCCGATACTATTGTAGCAGGGGCTGTAGCTGCTTTAGAGCAGGTTGTTGGAATTTATGGTTATACTACCGAAGAGGGGAAAAATATAACCAAAGCAATCGATAATTTAATGAAAGTAGTTCCTGAGTCTAAAATTAAAGAAGTGCAGGGGCAGTTGGGGGCTATGTTAAGTGGTGGAGGAATTCCTGCTATGCCACCTACGGGAGCACCAGCGGGAGCACCAGCAGGAGCACCGCCAGCAATGCCACCAGCAGCACCAGCAGGAGTTTAACAATTTATTTAAGGAGGTAAATTATTATGCCAAAGTCAAGACAATGTCCAAATATTAATCCTATTATAAATAGCTTAACGGTTTCAGTAACAAGTGTAAGTGCTAATTATACCCTAACTGATGATGATTTTTTGGTTTTAGTTAATGCATCAGGAGGGGCAAAAACTGTTACTCTTCCTACTGCAGTGGGAATTACGGGAAGGATATACGCAATAAAGAAAACAGATAATTCTGCTAATGCGGTAACGGTTGCTACAACTTCAAGCCAAACTATTGATGGTGCTACTACTTATTCGTTAGCATCGCAATATAAGCGAGTAGAGGTTATTAGTGACGGTAGTAACTGGCAGATTATAAATGCTAATTAGTAATTAATAAGACTAACTATGGCTATACCACTGCCTTATAGTTTTCAGAATTTAGATACATCACAGCTTTCTGATGCGAAGGATAGTGCACAAGATGTTATTGGTAAGGCTGTTCCCGGAAGCTATTTAGATGCTTGTTTTCAACAATTAGCTAAACTTGTAACTGTCTCTGATACTGCACCTATACCTGAATATGTGGGACAATTTTGGCGTGACACTTCTGTCAGTCCTCCTGTTTTAAAGCAATGGGATGGATTTACTTGGTCTACCTGTGGATATATAACAATTCCTACTGCACAAGATATTACTGGAGCGAAGACCTTTAAAGCTACGCTTACAATGAGCGGGGCTGATATTGTTATGGCTGGCACTGAAAAAGTTGACGGAGTTGATGTAAGTGCTCACGCAGGGGGAACGGCGAAAGATCAGCATACTGGTGGATTGGGAAATCATAGCCATCAATCGGATGGCGCAGAAGGTGGAAAATTTGGCAGTATAAATGGAATATTTACAAAGTATTATGATAGTGGCTGGGTTGCAGTAAGCAATGGCTCAAAATATTCAATGGCGCATAATCTTGGAGTTATACCTATTGCTTTCTGGATATGGTTTAGTCCTGATAACGGTTCAACTGTATTTCCTATTACGCAATATACTGATAACGATCCGGAAGGTGGAACTGTTGTAACTAATGTTACTACTGCTTCTTATGTTATTAGAACAGCAGAAGATTATTCCTACAGAGTTAGAAGAACACGATTAGATGATGGTTCTATAGGTGAGATAGCTTATACAAGTGGCTATGTTAGAGTTATTTTTATAGGCTAAAAAAAGGAGATAACAATGCCAGAAACAAGAAGAATAAGAAGAATAAGAGGATGGAGGGGATGGAGGAGATGGGAAGGAAGAGGGGAAGGAAAACCGACGGTTAGAGGAGATATACCAGAAAGAAGAGGAAGACCGTCAAAACCAGAAAGACCAGAACATAGAAGACCGTCAATGCCAGTAATTATTTAAGGAGGTGATTAATAATGCCAAAAGCTTTTAATGATTGTCCAAGTGATATTTTAGAAAAAATTAGGCAACAATATAATACTTTGCGATCAGATATGAATAATCTGATAACGAAGTATAATGCACTTGTTAGTTTAGTGAATGATATGAAAAGTAAGTTTAATGCTCATACTCACTCGATAACGCACGCTCAATGTGGTGCAACAGGTGCTGTTTACGGAACTGCAACTGATATTACTTCTACTTCTGGACCTTCTACAACGGTAGCAAGTGGAACGACAGCAAGTCTTACTGCTGATACGGTAACAAGATAGGGGGGATAATAATGCCTATTCCTAAAAGAAGAAAAGGTGAACGAGTTGAAGATTGGCGGAGCAGGATTATAAGGCAAGAGATAAGAAGTGGTCGGAGTCCTGCTCAAGCTTCTGCCATAGCCTACTCAATAACTGGAACAGGGCGAGCAGGTAAGAGGACTAAAAGAAAAACACGAAAAACAAAGAGAAGCAGGAGGAAATAAAGTATGGCACTTGTATTACCAAATCAAGCAGAAAAAATTCTTCTGGAGGCATTGGTTAACAAAACTGCACCACAAGATTTAAAGTTGAAGTTGTTTCAGAACAATGTAACACCATCGGAAACTGATACTGAGGCAACATACACGGAGGCAACTTTTACTGGCTATAGTGCAGTTACTTTGACAGCGTCAAGCTGGACAGTAACCGAAGGAGCACCCACACAGGCAAGTTACCCGCAGGTTACTTTTACTTCTACTGCTGGTGGACAAAACCAAAGCATTTATGGTTATTATTTAGTGCAGGTGACAAGCGGAAAATTGGTTTGGGCGGAAAGGTTTACAGACGGTCCATATACGATCGTCAATAATGGCGATAGTATCAAAGTGACTCCCGTCATTGCGTGTGATTGAGATGAGTTGTAAAATGACAAATTAGAGGAGATAACTTATGAAAACCGAATACAATATCGTTATAACTTTGCTCTTTGATAACCAAACTGATAGAGACACTTGGTATAGTAAGATAAAGAATGCTATCAGCACAGTTAAAACTACTTTACCTGCTTGTAAAAGTATAGTTGCGACAAAAGGCGAAAGCTTGATTGAAGACACGGTAAGCGAAAACTTATAAAGGCTAATTTATGTCTTCTGCTGGTCCGAATAATGGAAGTAGTTTTGTTGACGATGCTTCAGTAGGCACGGTTGCTTGGAGTAATCCTGCTAATGCGCAGTATAGTGATAATGTTTATGCAAGTGTAACACTTAATTCTGGTATTATTTCGCACTATTTAAAAGCTACTGGTTTTGGTTTTTCTATTCCTTCTAATGCTACTATTAATGGAATTTTGGTTGAGGTAGAAAGAAAAGCTGCTGCTGGAACTATTGGAGATTATAGCGTTAAACTTGTAAAAGGCGGTGCTATTTCGGGAAATAATAAGGCAGATACTACTAATAACTGGCCTACAACTGATACTTATAAAAGTTATGGCGGAAGCACTGATTTATGGGGACTAAGCTGGACAGCAGCTGATATAAATGCATCTAATTTTGGAATGGCAATTGCTTGCAGAGGCTATGCGGCCAATAGTATTTCTTACATTGACCACATTCGGATAACGGTTTATTACACGGCGGTTAATACTTATACTTATACAGGTTCAGGCTTAATACAGACAAGCGGGTCAGCGAGCGTATCAAAGACAAAAAGTTATGTAGGTAGTGGGCAAATACAGACGAGTGGACAAGCGGTAATTTCTAAAACAAAAGCTTATGTAGGTAGTGGCTTAATTCAGACAAGTGGACAGGCGGCGGTTTCTAAGACAAAGGCTTATATAGGTAGTGGCTTAATTCAGACAAGTGGACAGGCACAGACTTCAAAGTTCAGAATATTTTCTTATATTGGTGGTGGTTTAATTCAGGTAAGCGGACAGGCATTATTATCAAAGGTAAAGGCTTATATCGGTTCAGGACAGATACAGACAGGTGGAACGGCAAGTGTATCGAAGATAAAAAACTATGTTGGTGGTGGTTTAATTCAGACAAGTGGACAGGCAATAATTTCTAAAACAAAAGCCTATGTTGGCAGTGGTAAAATTCAAACGGGAGGAACAGCATTAGTTTCAAAGATAAAAAGCTATATTGGAAGTGGATTAGTTAAAGTTGGCGGAAGTGCAATAGCAAAAGCATTTCTATTTAGATGGAAGGTAGAAGTAAATAAGGCAAGTTATAAACCAGTAACAGTAAATAAAGCGACTTATATTCCTGCTCATATTGAGAAGGAAGGTTATGTTCAAACTGAAGTTAAAAAATATCCATAGAAAGGAGGTGAAAAGAGATGTTAAAGAAAGCAACTTCAATGGCAAGGAAGATGCCTGCGACTCCAGACCAGGCAAGAGACTTCTTGGTTAATTTAGGCCAAGATCCAAGGATCGGCTATCATCCTTCTATTGCAAAGAAGGAAAGAACCGTAAAAGCTAAAAAGGGAGGTAAAAAGTAATGGAAGATATTATGGATTATGAAGAAGCATATAAACAATTAATGGATAAATATCAGAAGCTGGAACAAGCTTTTCTGGGTTATGATCAAGCAGTTAAAACTGCTTATGAAGACCCGGAATTGCGACCGCATCTGAAAAAGATAGCAGAAAAAGTGGGAGTGAAAATTGACGATCCTCCACACGAGAAACGCTATCAAGAAGAACTTGAGAAGCTGAATAAGAAAATTGAGGAAATTGAGACTAAAAAGAAGGAAGAAGAAGGGGCTAAAAAGAAAGTAGCATTACAGGAATTGTTAGGCAAGTATGGAATTACAGATGCGGAATATTCGGAACTGGAAAAATTTATAAAGGAAACCGGTATTTTCCCGTCAACTTTGGAAGGATGGGAAACGGTATTACAAAACTATCGGCGAGCAAAAATAGCTCAGCCAACTTACCAGAAGCCAGATTTCAAAGGAAGAATTGGATCTGAATTCTGGAAGAATCCTGAAGAGGCGCTTTTTGGCGCACATCTACAGGCTTTGGGTGTTAAACGATAACAAGTTAATTCATAGAAGGAGGTAATAACAATGCCAAACTTTAATTATGGGTCAATTTATGGATTTTATAGTCCCACTGACCAAACTGGGGCAAAAGACTACTTAAACTCTTTAAGCAGAGCTATTCCACCTTATGTGGTAGCTCAAAACTTAGGAAAGCTTTCTCCACTTACCAGGAGATTGCTTGAACATTCGGAAGTTAAATCAATTAGCTTTCCTTTCATTTCTCAACCAGTTGCGAAGAAGGAAATTAATAATGTGCAGAAAGTAGATTATAATGCCAGCTTTAATGTTCCTTCTGCGGTTGATGTTGACCTTGCGGATATGGCTACTTTCTATTTTAATCTGGCACTGTCAACTTTCATTGCAACTGATTTTGAAGTGAAGGCATATGAGCAAGGCAATCCGAATGTGTTGTATGATGCTGTCAAGGTTCGAGCATCTGAAACTTGGATTGGATTGATGAGTCAGATTGCAACCTGGCTAACCGGAACAAGAGTAAGTGGCGGAACGGAAGACACTACTCAGATTTATGGTATTAAGGATGCAATTGATAACGGAACGGTAAATTCTAATTATGGAAATATTGATAGAAGTGCTAATACTTACTGGAATTCCTATATCTGGGATGCTCAAACTTTATTTGGCACTGGATTGGCAAATTTTATATATGTGATGCGAGCGTTGAGCAAATATCAAAAACTTGCATCTACAATGGGGTTACCTGATGTTGGTTTTACTTCTCCTGCAGGCTTCCAGGCACTGGCGGAAAGTTTTACCAATATTGAACGGTATATTGTTGCTGACCCGGCTAAATTAGATGAGACCAGGCAATATGAAGTTACCGGAATAGCAATAAACGGAATTCCAATCTTTCCTGATCCATACATAGCTGATGACACTTCAAGCACTGAAATTTTCTTCATCAACTGGTCACACCTCAGGCTTGTGTTCAGTGACGGTTATGCAGTTACAGCATCAGATTGGAAGGATTTGAGTATTACTGGAAAGCTTGCTTACTTCTCATACTTACTGTTTGGTGCTCAGCTTTTCTGCGATGCTCCAATAGCGCATTTTAGACTGCAGAATATGCCAATTGCAACTGGCGTTTAACCTCTAATTAATGGAGGATAAAAAATGGTTTTAGTTCAAAACAATAGCAACCGAGATTTTAAGGTTGTCTATCAAGATAAGGAATATCTTTTGCCAGTGAGGGAAGTTGCGGAAATTCCGGAAATTGCTGCGAAACTCTACTTCGCTTATGGTATGGATGATATTAATGAAAGGATTGTGAAATGGTGTTGCGAAAGAATGAGGTTTGCAAATCCGGGATTTACTCATATGAGCGACAAGGATATATGGGATAACCTTATATGTAAAGTAATATTTGGGAAAGATATTTTGAAAAAGAAACAAATTCCACCTCAAATTAGCTGAGGTAAGCTATGACCGGAAACGATATAATCGAGCTGGCAAAAAGCATATACTCAGTAGAGACCTTTTTGTCTCAAGCTTCTCTGGTTAAATTTGTAAACCAGGCGAGAGAAAAGGTAAATAAGCTTATGCAACTAACCTATGGCGAGTATAGCTTTACCACAGTAGCTACATATTGGCGGTATTTGCTTGATAAAAATTTCTATGAAATCCATAGGGCAACGGTGGATATAGGAAATTCTCTTATTGTTCCACTTGAGAAAAAGAAGGAAGGAGAGTTTCCTTTAAGAGACAAAGTTCTTTCTATGTTTCCGGTGCAATATGCTTTTACACCAATGAATGAATTAACTTTATATCCTGTTCCCGACAAAGGTTATCCCATATATTTATATGGCTATGTTCCACTTGATTTCAGTTATACAACTGATAATCTTGGAACAAATGATGTTATTCCTGATATTTATCTGAAACCTATTGCTTATGATATGGCAAGTGATTTAGCACGATTTGATCAGAAATATGAGCTTGCTACATTATTTGAGCAAGAGTTTTATACACAATTAAAGATTGCAAAAATATGATGATGAATGGCTAAAAGAAAAAGAAAAACAACGGATTTAGTTGGAAGTTTTGAAGTTGATATTCAACCGTGGAATGGAATTATCACTTCACAAGATCCTTATACCATTCCTGAGGATACTTCTGTCTGGTGCAGTGCACTTCCAAAGTTAACTGGTGCGGTAGAAAATATTCCTGATATTGCTTCAGTATATACGCATTCGGCTAATATCTTAGATTTCTTTACCTTTTATCTTGGTAGTTCACAATATTTTTGTATTCTTGATGGTAGCTATTTAAGGTTATACTCTTCTTCTTTTAGTCAGATTGCTACTTTTGCTACTACAGTTAGTAAGTGTGATTATGCTATCCAAGACAATAAATATATTTGGATAACTGCTAAGAATAGTTTTCTTATTGTTTTTGATGGAACAAGTATTTATGATTTGACTTTTAACGGGATTACTGGTGATGCTATTTCTTATTGGAAAGGCAGAATATTTGTAGGAAAAGATAGAGTTTTTGCTTTTTCAATTCCTAATCCCGATCCGACTGGGAAAAGTGGTCCCTATGGTTCTGAGAAGGTGACAAATGGAAATTTTAGTGCATCGACAGGCTGGATATTTGGAACAGGATGGTCTTATGACTCGACAAATTTAGAAGCAGATAAAGCATCTGCAACTGGTTCAGGCGCATTAGAACAGAATATTGGAGCAGTTGCAGGTGAGATGTATTCGCTTACATTTACTGTTAAAAATTATTCTGCTGGCGGAGTAACACCATATATTGGCGGGAAAGCAGGAACAACTGTTTCTGCAAATGGCACTTATACGCAAATAATAAGCGCTATAGATACAAGCAATTTAAAATTTGTTCCTACTTCTGATAATACAGTTTTGACTATTGATGATGTTTCAGTTAAAAGAACTGCGCAGGTTTTTGATACATCACAAGGAGGAGGTGCTATAACCTTAACTGTTTCAATATTTGCTCAAATTTTAGCGCTTGTTCCAAAAGAAGATAGCATCTATGTTTTTACTGATAGAAGTATAATAGCTTTAATTGGAACGACAATATCAAATGATCCGACTCAGTGGTATATTACGGAAATTGTAAAAGATGTAGGGATAACTGGAATAAGGAAATATGTAGTTAATGAACATACGGTTTATTTCCATACTCCTTTCGGATTATATGAAATTACCGCAACTTCACCGCAAAAGATAGATGATGCTATTACTGATAAGACTGGTAGTATTTTTGGAATTTGTTATTTTTCTTATAAGCAAATTCCTTATATTGCTATAACTGCTACCAGTGCTATTGATGCAACTAAGAAAGCTATATATTGCTATAACTTGCTTACTAAAAGATGGTTTGCCTTGAATATTGAAGGAACAATAATGTCAAACCTTTTAGCTGATGCTTGGATTGTAAATGGAACGAAAGTATATAAATTGTTTGGAAGTAGCAATTATTTACCTTTGCAAGTAAAATCAAAGATATTCTTCAATGTTGATAATACTTACTATAACATAAAAGATGTTGTTATTTATGGCAGAGGAAGTTTTAACTATCTTCAGCAGTTTATTACTCTGGTATTTGGCGCACAACAGGATAATATTATTTTTCAAACTTCAAGCGGTCAGCTTATTCAAATAACAAAATCAGAAGATTTTTGGAATGCGGTATTGAAGCCAGCAAATACTCTTCCTTATGCGATGAGAGTAAAGCAATTTCAGATTGAGTTAAAACAAGCGGATAATGCCTATTCGGAAATTATTAATGTAAGAATTAGAGGATCTAAAGGGGCAAGATATGTATAATTTGCCACTGATTGAGGATAAATTAGATAAGAATTTTTGGTATGATTATAATCGATACCACGCACTTGACCATCAAGAGATGGCATCTTGGATAAATGCTTTTGCAAAAACTAAAAATTTAGATTTACAAATTACTTATTACAATTTACCACCTTTTGATCCAAAAGATGAGAGACTAATAACAACTTTTTTTGATACTAACTGGAAACAACATCAGATGTATTATGACTTTTTAAATCAGATAGGAAAAAGCTTAACTATTCCAGTTTTTATCTTTCCACGAAATTATCCGAGTAATGTTTGGGACTTAGATGTAGAAAGTTTTTTAAAGCTTGAAAAAGATATTCACAACACACTTTGGCGGTCAATTGATGTTATAAGGAACAACTTATGATGTTACGATTACCATTAAGCACTATTTTAGATTTTTGTTTAGTAGCTTGTGGTAAAGATAGCTGGCAGGTAACCGAACAATGCAATCTTATTGCTTGGGCTTATGAGGTAAAAAATTACTTTATAGCGGCGGTAAATGGACAGTGGGTGGTAGCGTTCTATGCTTTTTGTAACTTAGATGATGCAGAAAGAATTATGAAAACTCAAAGCTTTTTAGAAGGGGCAAAAGTTTTAATGAGAAAGCAGGTAAGGGGAGATGTGATATTTCCTTTCCTTGTTTGTGGTAATGTTTTGCCAATTCATAAAAGCTTTTTTATGAAAAACGCTAAAACTTTAGGGGCTAAAAAAATGATATTTTTTAAAACTAAAAGAGATAAATTTTATTTAAAGGAGGTGTAATTATGGGCTGGGCAGCAGTAGCAGCAATAGGAAGCTTAGTAGCAGGAATAGGGGCAGCAGTTTCGGCAATTAGAGTGCCAAAAATTCATATTCCAAAGATACAAATACCAAAGGAAGACTTAACTCGGATAAATGCGGCTATTGAGGCTAATAAAGGTTTATCTGATACTGCAAGAGCTAATATTCAGCAAGCATTACAAATGTATCAAGAAGGAAAGCTAACTCCGCAATATCAGGCTATGTTAGATGATTGGTGGAATAAGAACGCAACTAAATTATCTCAACGATTGGCAGCAATGGGATTGTCTAATTCTACGATTGCGACTTCTGCTTTTGCTGAACTTCAAACACAATATCTTTCTAATGTGGCAAGTTTATTGCAGAAACAACTTTCGGATGCACTTTCTATGACTGGATTAAGCACGGAATATGTAAATGAATTAATGGAAAAAGCTAATTTAGAATTAAGTGCAAAGGCGGCGCAGGTTGCTGGAATGTTACAGGCTCAACAATATAGCTCTCAATTAGGAACAGCACGAGGGCAGGCTTTCGGTAATTTGGCAAGCTCATTTGGACAACTTGGTGGAACATTAAGCGGTGGAACTTCAGGCGGAACTTCTCTTGGAGAAACTGAATCTGCTTTTGGCGCTTATGGATATGGAGGTATATATACCTAAAAGATAGGAGGCAATTATGGGAAAGAAAAAAGTTCCTTGGATTGTTAAGGTTACTAAAAAGATAAAAAAAGCTCCTCCAGCGGATATAAGTCCTTTTCTTAGTGCAATTCAATCTAAATATGGACAACTTGAGTCTCAAGTTTCCGGCTCACTTGAGGAGTTAAAAAGCAATATTGAGTCAGCACAAGCAACAAGATTGGCTAATTTACAAAACGCACTAATAAACGCAGTAGGAAGTTTGCAATATAATCCTTATGCTGAAAAGATAAGAACTGCTTTTAGTCAGATATGGCAAGAAAAAGCTCCACCACTGCAACAAACATTAACGCAGTTAAAGGAACAGCAACCGTCAATAATCTCTCAATTTGTAGCTGCCAATCCGGATGTTTCAAAAGCATTAAGAATGGCAGGAGTTTATGAGTGGGCTCAAACAAGACCTCACAAAGGAAAATCTGCCAGGCAAGTATTGAAATACTATAAACAAGCTTATCAATCAGCAGAAGACTTTTTATCGCAGACAAAAAGCTTTTTAAGCGATTTAGGCTTTACTTCACCTGAAATAGAACAAGCAATGAAGCCTTATTATGATTTATTTGAGTGGGGAGTGCATATAAAAGGATAGGAGACAAAGATGGGAATTTCTATACCATATTTTAGTAAAATGCAACAAGAAATAAAACCATCAGTTAATCTTAAAGGAAAAGACGCTAGTCTTCTCTTTGGTTTATGGTTATTTTCTAATTTTGCAAAAACAATTCCTTCTTATGGATGGGTAAAGTCTCATCCACAAGATAAGAAGGCTACTAAATGGTTAAGTTTTTATGAAAAGACTGCACCTAAGATGAAAGAATTTGCATCACGAGCTGTGGAAGAATTAACAAAAGCTGGAGTAGGAAAAGAAACACTGGATCAGTTAACAGCACCTATTACCGCTCTTTACGAAGAGCAAGAAACAACATCGCCTTTTCCTTATTTACCCTGGCAATTTAAATAGGAGGATAAGATGGGAATTTCAGATTTTTTGAAAGGCAAAGTAACTACTTATAATGAACCTTGGGGGGAGTATTTTAAACTACCTGAACGAGCAAAAGCAGTGCCTCAAAAGCCTTTAAAAGTTGAGCCTTCGGTAGACGAAAGTAAAATACCGGGACTTTTTTTACAAGCACCTGCACCTGTGCCTGCAACGAAAGCAAAACCTACTTCTATACCAGAATCACCTTCTCTTGCCACTTCTTTCATAAGTGAAGTTACAGGGTTACAGAAACAAGAAGCAGAAGCCTTAAAACCAATTCAAGAACGAATACAAAAACATTATGAGCAAATAAGTGAATTGCTAAAAAAGCAATGGGAACAATTAGAGGAAACTGGAAAGAAGCTTGAAACTGCTTATGATAATATCAACAAAGCTATAGCTGAGAATAAATTGCCTTCTCCACCAGATATAAAGGAAATAGAAAGAGCCAAAAACTGGCAGGAAGTTTTGCTTAAAAACATTGTTCCTGCAGTTGTAGGGATTGCTGCAGCTTTTAGGGGCGATAAGTTTGGAGGCTACAATTACTATTATTATAACGCTTTGGTTGATACTATAAAAAAGAACAATTTAGAACAATATCAGAAGTTGTTACAGCAATGGCAGATAGATTTTGAATATGCAAAACAGAAAAGGCAAGATGCACTTGCACAAGCTCAGATGGATTTGCAAAAAACCTTATCCTTAACTTCTTTAAAAGATAAAGCAACTCAAGCTCAAATTAATGCTACATTGAATGAAATTAAACTTGACCAGCAAGCGCTAACAAGTGCAGAAAAAAACTTTAAGGATATGTTATCGATATTAACGAAAATGTATGATATATGGCTGAAAGAAGAAGGAATAAGGCAAAAATTAGAAATAGAAAAAATGAAAATAGGCGAAAAAAAGGAAAAAGAAAGTGAAAAAGAACAAACAAAAATTACTCAGACAATAATGAAATATATGGAAAAAGGATTGTCCCCTGCTGATGCAGTTGATGCTACTCTTGCAGAATTACATAAAGATGTGTCAGAAAGTGACCGTGAAAATTTAATAAAATTTATGGAAAAAATTCAACCTAAATTAGCACCAATAATAAAACAGAAACAAGATGTTGTAAATGCACTTCAACAAATGATGGAACAATATGGCAAGTGAGATTAAGTTAACACCACCAAAAGTTGTTAAAATATCACCATTATCTTTTCCTTCAGTTGAAGAACCATCTACTTCTGTAACTCCTACTGTTCCTTCATCTATACCATCCATTGAACCTCCTAAAAAGAAAATTTCCATTCCTCGCTTGCTTGCTGAAATGGGAATTGATGTTTTGTTTATGGCTGGAGGGGCGGTATTAGGACAGGAATGGGCTGAGCCACTGTTAGGAGCAAGACTGGCAGAAAATGCTGTAGCTTTGGCAAGAGCTATGCGAATAGCAAGAATTACAGGCGAAACAGCAGGATTAGCTGTAAGCAGTATAATCCAGCGCAAAGAAAAACCAGAAGAAGCAATAAAAGGAGCGATAGAAGCGCAAGCAGTTGGATTAGCAATATCACCAGTTGTTAGGGTTGTCGGGAAAGGAATGTTGGCAATTCCAGGAATGGAAACTGCGAAGAAGAAAGTTGCTGATAAAGCTACTCAATTTGTTAGCAGAATGTTTTATGGCGGGCAATTACCACTTGAAGATGTTAAATTTGTTCAAGAAAGGATAGTTCCTTTACTGGGACGGGCTAACCATGTCAGAAGACAGGCAGATATAGAACTAAAAGAACTTTCAAAAAACCCGAAGGATTTTTTAGAGTTAATTGATATAGCAGAAGAACAGATTAAAGCAAATCCTTTTATTGTAGATAAGCCTTATGAAGCATTAATGGCTTTGGAAGATGTTAGAACAATGCCAATAGAGCCTGAAAGCGCAGGATTTCAGATGGTTTTTGAGTTAGCTAAGCATCCTAAAATAGAACCAGAAGCAAAAGCTATCCTAAATAAATATCCGGTTTTATCTAAACTTCATTCTTTCTATAAAGATACTACCGAAGATTACTATAAGATTATTGCTGATAAGTTATCACCAGAATTTTATGAGGCTTTGGATAAAGAAACAAGCGAATTAAGGCAACGGATAGCAAATAAAATTGAGACACTCAATAATTTAACCTCAGGCTTAATGAGAGGGGAATTTGTAACTTCTGATGTTTGGAAAAAGGAACTTAAAGACACAGAACAATTGATTGGAGAATTAGCAGGATTAAGAGAAGAAAAGTTATTAGCTAATAGAGAAGATATTAACAAAATTATTAACGGCTTAAAAACTACGGTTAACCAGTTAAAAAGAGTAAGAATATCTGAACTAAAGGAAACTGTAAAGGTAAAGGACGATATTCTAAAGGTTGCTTACGATATAGAAAATGTTTTAGTTAAGCTACCAGAAAACGAAGTCCTTACTCCAGTTGTTGATATACTCAAAGATATTAGCCAGAAAATACCAAAAGTTAAAACCGAAGAGGAATTGTCAGAGGTTAAGAGAGGATTAAAAGAAGCTATTTCCTTCATTAATTACCACTATAAGAAAACCTTTGGCAAAGAAGTTGAAGCAATAGGAGATGAGTTAATAAGAATATCCAAAGATATTTCTAAGATAAGCCTTGTAAAACAAGGATTATTGAAACAGCAGATAAAAGATTTAACTTTGAAAAAAGCTGATGAAATAAGAGGCTTATTAGCAAAAATTATACCATATGACGCAAGACCAATCTTAGAATTGAGACATCAGATGTATTATATTCGAACGGGACTTCCAGCAAAGATAAGTAGAGGAATAGAAGAACCAACTTCTGTCTCAAGCGAGGCTCAGCTTGAAGGTATCTGGAATATGCTTGCAAGTCAAGGTTTTCATCAAGAAGATATAGAAACATTACGGCACTTAAAAACAAGAAGGTATCCTTTTCTTCTTACTAAGTATACAGATGAGCTTAAAAAAGGATTAATGCCAATTTACGCAAGGGGCAGGACTTTTTCTGATAATGTTGCTCATACTTACATTATGCCACAGGCTTTAAGGGAGATGAAAAATATACTTGATGAGTTTTATACAAAAAATAGAACGATAGAACATATTGACTTGAGATATAAGCCTAATCCTATCTGGCATCTTCCTTATGTTGCTAAATCAAGAGAAGACTTAATTGCCACTACTGCTCGTCTTAATAATATGCCTTTAAGAGAGGCGGAAAGCTTTATAAGTGGGCATAGCAATTTATTTAGGACAATTCCCGAAGAGCTTGGAGGCTATTACCTTCATAAAGATTTCTATGAATTTCTTGCACATTCCTTTAGACCATTGCTTAGTGGGCGAGTTAACATATTCGATATTTCAGATAAAGGCTTATGGGGAGGGCTTTCAAAGGTAAATACACTTCTTAAAAGAGTGCAGGTTCTTTTTGGCTTAATCCACTTCAAATCACTTACCACTGCGGCTTACGGAATAGGCAGAGGAAAAGAGCTTAAAACTGCCTGGGAAAGCGTCTTGAAAGGTGATGAGTGGTTTAAAGACCATATTGTTCCTATGGAGAAAGATGTTAATGATTTGATTAGAAAGTATAACATCAAGACCACTTTCTATTTATCCAGTTATGATGATATTCGGGAACAAATCCAAAGGTTTATAGGTGAGAAGACTTTGGCAGGCAAAATTGCTTATTATGTAGATAAGGTTGGCTTTTTAAAGCTTGCGGCGGGTTTTGATAAACTGTTATGGGACAGGCTATTTTATACAGTAAAATGTGCCTCAGCACGGAACATTTTAAGAGAGCTTGAAGAAGGTAAAATTACAAAAGAAGTAGCAGAAAACTTTCTTAATAAATTAGGTGCTGTATTCGGCGGTAATTATGAATGGCTTTTTATGAAGCCACAAGCAAGAGAATTTATAAGATTACTTCTTTTTGCTCCTGACTGGTATTTAACTCTTACAAGGCACTTAACTGGGAGTATAGAAGGGCATCCTTTCTTTGCTGACTTTTTTAGAAGAATATTCTTACTTCATTATTTGATTGCAAATGAGGTAAGTTATCACCTTACCGGGAAAACAACTTATGAAAACTTTCAAGAGACCAAAGATTGGAGGGACTTATTTAATATACCACTTGTCTCAATAGACCCAAAAACCGGGAGATATAAGAGAACACAAATTAACTTATTAGGTTTTGAAATTGAAGGAATGGAATTGGTAGGAGTTTTGCCTTTTTATGATTTCCTTTATGAATATTTTACTACTAACAAATCAGTAAAGGAGGCGGCGAAAGATGCTACTGGAAAGTGGGCTAAATATTTTGCAGGCAAAACCTCTCCTATGGCAGGTAGCACTATTGATACTTACAATAGCTTTCGAAGGGGTGATGTTACCGGGATGTTATATGCAAGTCCATTGCCAATCTTTTTATCGATAGGAAACACTATCCTTAATAGGAATGTAACCTTTAATGAGGCAGGGGAAAAAGTTCCGGGGTCATTATTGATGGCGCTTTATTCCACTGGTATGAAATTCAGGGCTATATCTTCTCTTTCCGAAGATATGCAACTTCAATTGAGAAGAAAAGTAGATAGAGAAGAAGCGACACGGATTTTAAATAATTACTGGAATACCATAAATGCGGTAACTGAAAAGGTTAGAGCTGTTCCAACAAAGATGCCACTAAAATCAGATGATCCTAAACGATGGTTTGAGGCGGCGATGATGTCTGCTATAGTAAAGGAAATTGATAAAAATAGAATGAGCGATATAAAAGACTTTGAGAATGGTAAGATTGGTTATTATGACTTAGCACGAAAAGTTATTGAGGATTTCCAAGGCACTGCCTTAAGTTATTATCCTTTATTTCCTAAATATTTGGATAAAGCCTTAAGGCTCAAGATAGGAGAAAAGGAAAGAGAATATCGGAGGGAGTATGCGGGAGAAGAAGTTACAGAGTAAAGATACCTTCAAAGAGATGCTTACCAAACTTAATAGCCTTGCCTTGGATGTTCTTGATGAAATATATGAGGCAAGGAGAAGAGGTGATGCTGTTGACTTTGAAGGTTTAAAAGCACCACTTTTGGCTATAAAAGAAATTAAGGATTTGGTTAAGGTAAATGATAAGATAAAAAGTAATGAAACAAGCGACTTGCTAAATCTCGATATAGAAGATTTAGCAAATGCAAACAAATTGGAGGAAGAATTATATGAAAAAGAAGAATGAAGCAGAAGAAGTTAATCTTGAAGCGAAAAAGGAAAAAGGATTTTTAGGTTTTTTGTTGGTTAGTGGATTACTTGCCTGGATTATCACGCTAAGTGCAAATGCTATTATCTTTGTTATAACTTTGTTTTTTTCTCAAGAAAGCCTTGTTTTTTCTTTGGTTTTCTTTGCTATTAGTGTAGCTGGACAAATCTTATTTTTGAAGAGGAGGTAAGATGGTATTCGGATACGAAAACTTTCCTAAGCAAGCTCCTGCTTATGCTTATAGCATAGCTCAGATTTACGGCGTCTCTGATGTTATGACGCAAGAAGCCTGGGAAAGGTTTAAATATCTGAAATTGCATAAGTTAGAAAAAGATGAAATTAAGAAGTTCTTTTTCTCCTTGCTATGTTTAGAAGCACCAGTGGTTAAGGTTTTTGATTTTCTGCTTGATAAGCTACGAATTCCTAAAACTGTTCCTATTGACCAGTATAAACACGAATATGTAATTCATCATCTAAACACGGTATCAGATGCAAGGTTTTTGGTTTTATATGCTTTGGTTAATGTTTATGACAATGTGAAAGTAATAAGGCAAGTATCGGAAATTCTTTTCAAAAAAGAAAAGAAGGAAGTAAAGAGGAATGGCAATATCATCAATTTCATCTAATTTTTTTGAGTGGAGTAAAAACCTAAAAATTATCTCAAGAGAAAAAGGATTAACTTCTTTCAGTCCAGACACTTGGTTTAGAAGCCAGAAGTTTGTCCTTAATCAGATTTTGTCTGAAATAGAAAAGAATTCTGAGATTAGAGAATTTGTTATTTTAAAAGGAAGACAATTAGGAATTACTACGGTTCTTCACGCTTTTGATTTATTCTGGACTATGTGTTTCAAAGGAATAAAATTAGGTTTCCTTTGCCATAGTTACGAGGCAAGACCAAAGCTAAGAGAAATTCTACGAAGTATGTATCTTAGCCTTCCAAGACCAATGAAAGTATCTTGCTTGATTGATAACCGGGAGATGATGCACTTTGTTAATGGAAGTGAAATTCAATTTATGCACGTCTCAAGTAGAGAAGCATCTAAGCAGACAGTAGCAAGGTCTCAGGCGCTTACCTGTCTCCACGCAACTGAGGCGGCTTTTTATTCTGCCAATGACCCGTCAGATGAAGTTTTAAAATCCTTAATGATTTCTTTGAGTAAAACTAACCCGGCAAGATATTCTATTCTTGAAAGCACTGCTAACGGCTTTACCAGTTTTTATGATAGATGGGAGGCGGCGAAACAAAATCCGTCACAAAAGGCGATATTTGTTGGCTGGTATATGCGAGATGATTACAGAATTAAAAAGACTAATCCTTTATTCCGGGAGTATGGCTATCCCCCTACAAGAGAAGAAAAGAACAGGATAAACTTAGTTAAGGAATTGTATAATATCGATATTGATATTGAACAACTTGCTTGGTTCAGAAAAGAAGTTGCTACTACTTTTACTGATGATATGAATTATGCACTTCAAGAGTTACCTTGGTATGACGAGGAGGCTTTTAGACTTTCTGGTTATCGGTATTTCAGTTCAGAAAAACTTACTGACCTTATGAGACAAAAGCATAAAGCTTATTATTTTCACATTACTGCAAATGCTAAAGGAGTATATGTTGAGAAGGCGGGAAGTTTAGACCACACCTTAAAGATTTTTGAATTACCGCAGGAGAACGAAAACTATTTTATCGGCGCTGATCCTTCTTATGGTTCGAGTTCAGAAAGTGATAACGCAGTAATTTCTATTTGGAAAGGCTATAACGATAAAATAATTCAGGTTGCTGAATATGCAGATAACGCAGTAGGAGTTATAGAATATGCTAAATTATGCATTTTCTTTGCTTGTTTCTATAAGAATGCTTATCTAAACATAGAAGTTCAAGGACCGGGAAGAATGGTATTAAAGGAAATAGATAACCTTAAGACCAATTCTTATGATATAGGCGAAATAATCTGGAATTTTGATAAGCAGGATATTAATGTTGAAAATATCAAAAGCAATTTGAGATACATAAAGGAATATCTTTATTATCGAAGTGATAGCCTGAGAAGAAACTATGTTCGGCACTGGCAAACTACTGCAGACACAAAAGAGGCGCTTTTAGGTCAGTTTAAAAGCTTGTTTGAGATGGGCTTATTAGAAGTTAAAAGCAAAGACTTAGTAGAAGAGATGAGCTTTTTTATCCGCAGTGGAAGCCATTTAGGGGCAGAAGAAGGAAGACACGATGATAGAATTATTGCGGCGGCAATTGCAGTGGAAAGCTGGCGAAGGTATGCTTATCATAGGCTACCTAAACAATCAGATAGACCAGTTAATGTAGAAAAAAACTTTCAACTTTTAAAAGCATTAGGAATGTATGAGCAACTTAAACCCTTTATTGAAAGACCAGCAGGGTAAAAAAATTAGATTGCACGAATTAAGCTATATTACTGGTATTGACTCTCTGAATTTACTTGAAATACTTGGTAAGAAGAAAGGTTTTGGAATAAAAAAGGCAGTCTATTTAAGTATGCTTTGTGAACAATATGGATATGATTTTCCAGTTGAAACCTTTATAAATTCACAAGACTTAAAAATGATAAACCATATCCTTGAAAAAAAGTGCGGTATAAGGTTAGAGCCTTATAATCCACTTGTGGAGAATGGCTATGAAAAGAATCAAAGTAATCGATAGTTCTAATATAGCTTATTCTTGGATAGCTGAACAATGTAGAGCTAATCCTGATAATTCGGCAGTTTTTGTCTTCAATGGTGTGGCATTACAATCAATGATAGCGACTTTGGCTAAATATGGAATTAGCGACAAAGTTCCAGTAAATATTCCTGATGGCTTTTTCGGAAAGATAATTCATAGGCGAAGGTTTACTACCAGTCACATTTGTAATATTGTCAAAAACCAACCAGAAATTTTTCCTGGTAAGAAAGGCTTTGAAAGAGATGCGATAATATGGCGATATGTTCGAGCAATTCTATCTGAGAAAGCTGCCGCTAACGGAAAAGGAAATATTACCCCCTTTGATAAAGAAGAATACAAGACTTTCAAGGAACAATTTGAGAAGTTAGGTATTGTTACTGGAATGGATATTATTAAGGAATGTATTGATAGAGGAATAAAATTAAGTAAAATCAAAAACTTATTTGTTTATAGTTATGAAGATAGTTACCGCTTATTAGATGAAGCAATAGAAAAGTGTATTCAGCCAGAAAAGGTATATTATGTTGGTGACCCTTATCGGTATTCTGCTACCTGGGCTACGGGAAATGGAGTAAATTTTGATAGTGAAATTAACCTAAATTCTGCCTTACAGATACCACAAGGAATGTATGGTGACTTCTTGAAAATTAAGAAAAATCTCAATATTCCTTATGAAGTAAAAATGAATGGCAATTTTGGCAAAATTTCTATTCTTGGTAGTTTTTGGAAGGCATTATATTATTTTATGAGCAAAAGTTATGAGTTTGGGTGCATAGTTTATGAAAATCCGATATGGGTAAGGTCTATTGAAACAGTTCTATTTAGCAAGGATATTCCTTTCAAAGGCTATGACCAGAGGTATAAGTTTCCTTTTGAGTTGTATGTTGCCAAAACTGCAATGGAAAAGATAGCTAATAGTAAAGATGTAGTTTCTTATAAAGAAGTAAAAACCTTAATTGATTGTATTCGGGCAGATATAACTGATAGGTTCGGTGGAAGAAATAAACTATTGGAAACTTTTAAATTTCCAGTAATTAGCAGTGCTACCTTGAATAAGTTGACTTTTTTTAAATACTTATCTACAATTTGGATGAAAGGTAACTTTGGAAATGCTTTAAGAGATGCCTATACGAGGCAATGGATGATGTGGCGAGGAAAGCTAACTGAAAGGTGGTATAATCCAAAGCTTTATTGCGGAGTGATAACTTCAATGAAATATCTAAACCCGGAAGTTTGCTTACTTGTTCTTAATTATCCTAATTATTTTTATGATGAACAAGGAAAGTCAACTTATACAATGATGATGGTTACTTCAAAAGAATTAATTTTAACAACTTTGGAGGGATAAAAAAATGGGTGTAACATATTCTTATGAAACAAAAGTATTAACCTTTGATGCAACGGCAAAAAGCGATGGGTCTTTTGACCCAATACAATCAAATTCTTTCCAAAAGGCTTATGTAACAAGGGTAGTAGTAGTTCCCGGCACTCCTAATCCTACTGCTAACTATAGCATAACCATAACCGATGGCTTAGGAATAGATGTTATGGGGGGAGCGCTTGTAAACTTAGGGGCTTCAGAAATAAGGAATACAGTGCCTTACTTTCCTTATCAAGACTTATATGGTATGTATCAGTTTGCTGGAAAGCTAACCTTGAACATAAGTGGCAATAGTGTCAATGGAGCAAAGGTAATAGTTTATATTTATTTAAAGGAGGAATAAAAAATGGGACTTAGTATAAATTATCCTGCTTCAGGAACATCAAGAGTTAGTGTTACTATTCCTAAAGGATTTATGAGAAAGATTACAAAAGAAATTCAGATTATAATTCCTGATACTGTAAATGTTGTTACTTTCACTTTTGATATACAAGATGAATTAGGAAAAACAAGATACAGTATAAGCAATTTGGCAAAAAATACTGCTCACTTATTACTTGTGGAAAGAGTTGTAAAACCTGATTATAGTTTTGGAATGACTGCCAGTGGAAATACTGGCACTGCCATAACTATAAATATTAACCCGGAGTATTATTGATGAAACCGTCAGTTTTTAGAGATAGAATTGATTTAGACCCTTCCTGCGTTCTTTACCTACCTTTTTATAAATATGGTGGAGAACAACAGAAAATCTGGGATATGAGCGGATATAATAATCACGGGGCAATCTATGGCGCTATTCCCGGAATATGTGGATGGAGTTTTGATGGCGTGAATGATTATGTGTGTTGTGGGACAGGAAGCGTTCTTAATAATATCATTAAAGGGATAACGCTTATGGCTTGGTTTTACAAATTTAGCTACGCATATGGAGCGATTATATCTAAATATTCTCATTATGAAATTCACTTAGACCCCTCTAATTGTTTTATGTTTCAAACTAACAACTCGACTGGAGATGTGAGGGCAGGAACAAATTTTCAGCTTGACCTAAATAAATGGTATTTTGGTGTTTTTACATATGATTATTATAATACTCCGCATCATAGGCTTTTTGTTAATGGAGAAAACTGCCAATTGGTGTGGATGAATAGTAATGATGACGGTAACCAAGCAGATGGAGGTCTTTACCCAACTCCAACAAACCCTTGCGATATTGGTGTAAGGCTAACCACTACCCTACCATATTACGGTTTCATCGGTGAAGCCTACATTTATAACCGGGCATTATCGCCAGTTGAAATCAGAAACATTTATGAGCTCACAAGAGCAAAATACGGAGTTTAAGGAGAATAAGATATGAAAAAACTATTAATTTCACTAATATTTTTAACTTTAATTGGTTGCGCTGGCTTTCGGTCTAACTGGCGGGTAGTCACTTCAAACACTCCTCCAGTTGATACTTGGAAAGCAATGCCAAAAAATGAATTCTTGCTCACAGAAGTCAACGATTGGGTAAACTATCATATTGGAAAGAAGAGTGGAGATTGTAAAATTAATTCTGAAAAGAAAGTGGAGGAGTGTTTGAAGTGACTAC